CATGAATAGATTTATTATAGAACAAACACCACAAGAGATTGCTAAGTCTCTATGTGACCAACACATAGTCAAGATGCCACTTGAAGAAGCACAGATGTTATGTACTTCACTATGGCATCATGCACCTGACTATGCAGAGGAGCATGGGTTATACAAACCTGTGCATCAGAAACACCCTTGCACATTATGGGCGATGGAGTGTCGTATGAACTATATGTGGGCAACTAATTTGTATTATGCTATGTTACAAGAATATACAAAAAGATATCACAAAGTTCATGGTGCAAGTAAACATTGTGATGCTATAGTTCTTGGTACGGAGTTTATACCCAACACCACTAACTTTATTACACCACACCCACAATGTTTTAGTGGGCATGATGACTTGAAGACAGATGAGTTCTTTCCTATTGAGGCATATAGGAAATTTTACATAGTTGACAAATCTAGGTTTGCTAGATACAACTATACCCAAAAACCACAATGGATGAAAGGAGATGTGGCATGAATGTAGAAGAGTTAATAACCAAGTTAGCTAAAGAAAGAGATATGTGGAAAGAAAAAGCTATGAACATGGTTGATAAGAGTACCTTCAATGAGGTTAGAGATAGACTTGCTGAAGTTAACAAACAGCCAACTGTAAAGGCAGAGGCATATGATATTGCATGGCAGAAGGTAGAAGAAATACAAAAAAAATATGATGCCTTACGTGAGACATATGCTATACTCTTTGATACACATCAGGTAGAAGTTGATAAAGATAAAATATGGAAAGAAAGGTATGATGCAGAGGTAATCAATGCAGAATTTTGGAAGAACACTTACTATGAAAATGTAGGCATCAAAGGTAAAGTTTATGTGTTTAGTGATATACCTAATGACTGTGATGGTCAAAGATTTACTGATGACTTAAAGAAATACCTCAACAAGGAGTCTTACAAAATGCGTGTTAGAGGTCAGTACTTAAAAGATGAAGTCAAAGTAACTGAGGGTTGGAAAAAGTATGAGTATGGTCAACCTATAGAACAATCTAAATGTCTTAGAGTTTATATTGACAAAAAGTAATTTAGACATATGGCGAACTAATCCTAATATGTTAGTTCCCTATTATCTTATGCACTCATACATCTACTATCATCTTGGCGATTCCATCATCAGCGACTATGAATATGATGATATGTGTGTACAACTAAAGGAAAAGTGGAAGGATATAAAACATTATCACAAGAATTTGGTAGACATTTCAGCACTTGGAGCTGGAACTGGTTATCAAATTAAATATAACAAACGTATAGAATATGCAGCGAAATTGCTGTATGAACAACATAAAGGAGCTTAAATATGAAGAGCAAAAAGTTATCAACTTTAATTGATGAGTATTATTCTTCTTTTGATTTCAAGAGTTTACGAGAAGAAACTAAAGTACAATATCAGTATTTTCTTGGAGTAGTTTTAGACACAAAAATTGAAGATGCTAAAAATTTAGGCAGTATCAACTTTTCTGATATTACTACCAAGATGGCTAAACTTGCATATGAAGAGTGGTGTGAGCGAGGTATACACCTTGCTAATCATGTCATGTCTGTGGCGAGAGTGGTGTATAATTATGGTATACATATGGAGCATTGCACAGTCAATCCATTCTCAAGTATAAAGAGAAGAACACCTATAGCTAGAAAGGTGGTGTGGACACAAGCAGATGTGAAAGCATATCTAGATGTAGCATATTCTGATTTTTATACCAGAAGTTTGGGATTAATTGTGCAAATGGCATATGAATGGTGTCAGAGATTGGGTGATATGCGTGTTATAAAATGGGAAAATTTAAATTTAGAAGAGAAGAGGATGCATATACAACAGTCCAAAAGAAGAGCAGAAGTATTTCTGCCTATATCTGATGGATTATCTCAAATGTTAACTCAGCAGAAAGAAGATTTTGGTTTTCAAGAGTATGTAGCACCTCGCCCTCGCCCTAGGAGAGGTCTGTATGTGCCTTACACAATCACCAAGCTACCTGTAGAGGGTAGAAAGATTATGGACTCTGCAGGACTCTCTAAGGAGCTTAGATTGTCTGATTTAAGAAGGACAGGTACAACTGAAATGGTAGATGCTGGAGTTTCAATGGGAAATATTATGTCTGTCACAGGACATACTAACCCACAAAGTGTCAAGCCTTACATGAAAAATACTTTTGCTTCAGCTAATTTAGCATTAAGTACAAGAAAAAATTTGACACATTGTTAATCTCATGTTACAAGACATTTACATTGTCCGAGCCTATATATACTAAGGAACATATATAATGTATAATATACTAGAATTTGTTAAAGATTTAAACATTCCTATAGATGAGACACGTAGATTAAATTGTCCAGCGTGTAATTCATACAAAACATTTACTGCAACAAATAATATGGGTTCATTAGTATGGAATTGTTATAAAATTTCCTGTAGTCTAAGTGGGAGTACTCGTGTTAGGCTATCTATAGATGATATTAAGTCTGTAAGTGCAAAAAAAGAATTGTCTACAACTAATACATTTGAGATGCCTGAATACGTAGTGCCACATGACAATAGGAAAAATCTCCTATCTTTCTGTAATAGGTGGAAACTAGATGCAGATAAAATGAATTTGCAATATGATGTGAAAGATGACAGAGTTGTTTTTCCCATAGAACATAAAGGAAATTTAATTGATGCAACTGGTAGAGCATTGGGTAAACGTCTACCTAAGTGGAAAAGATATGGGAATAACCCCTTGCCATATATTTATGGTTGTGGTAAGGTCGCAGTAGTTGTTGAGGACTGTGTAAGTGCTTGTGTTATAGATAGCAATGTACACACGGGGGTGGCTATACTTGGAACTTCTTTGTCAGAAGAACATAAGCACTACCTCTCACAGTTCTCAACTGCTATAATTGCATTAGACCCTGATGCATTACCTAAAATACTACAATTTGCAAAGGAGTTACGTGGGTATGTAAACAATGTCCGTGTGCTAAGATTGCAAGATGATTTAAAGTATAGAAATGAAGATGATATTAATAACTTGTACAAACTAACCCCAAAGGAGTAATACATATGGAAAATTCACTATTAAGAAGTTTAATGGACAGAGAGTTCTACAAAGAACATCGTGGAGCTAGATGTCCAGACAGATTGTTTAGCAAAGATGCTAGAAAGATAAAGCAGACCATAGACCTAGCTATGGACAGATATGAGCGAACAGTCACACCTGATGAGATTGAGGCTTTGTTTATATCAAGTAATCCATCTATGTCTACTGCACAGAAACAAGCATACATTGCATTGTTTAAATCTGTAAAGAATGAACAGCCGTTAGGTTCTGATGTAGCACAAGAGGTTCTCTCAAAGCTCTTCCAACAAGTTGTTGGGGAAGATATTGCTAATCTAGGTTTTGATTATGTCAATGGGCAACAGACGAGCCTAGAACCATTACGTATGTTACTAGAACAATATAATGATGACTTTACACCAGACTTAAATGTTGAATGGGATGATTTGGAGATTGATACATTGTTAGCTAAAAATGATTTGGAAGCACGTTGGAATTTTAACATACCTGCTTTAACAAGACAACTTGAGGGCATCAATGCGGGTCACTTAATTGAGGTAGGTGCTAGACCTAATACAGGTAAAACATCTTTTCATGCTAGTATGATTGCCTCACCCGGGGGTTTCGCACATCAAGGTGCTAACTGCATTGTCTTGTGTAATGAGGAAGGCTCTCATAGAGTTGGTGCTAGGTACTTAACTGCTTCAACGGGCATGACAATGAAACAAATCAAAGCTAATCCAAGTAGGGCAAGAGATTTGTATGCACCTGTCAAGGATAAGATAAAGATAAAGGATGCCACGGGTCGTGACATGTCATGGGTTGAAAGTGTTTGTAAATCATATAAACCTGATGTTGTTTTACTTGATATGGGAGATAAGTTTGCTAGAAGTGGTGGCTTTGCTAGACCAGATGAGGCACTCAAGGCAAATGCTATACATGCACGTATGATTGCAAAACAGCATGAGTGTGCTGTCTTTTATATGTCTCAGCTATCTGCTGATGCAGAGGGTAAAATACTACTGAATCAGTCAATGATGGAAGGATCACGTACGGGTAAAGCTGCAGAGGCAGACTTGATGATATTAATTGCTAAGAATCCACCAAAGCAAGAAGATGGAGATGAAGAGGATTTACAAAGACATTTAAATATTGTTAAGAATAAGTTGTCAGGTTGGCATGGTGTTATTACTTGTCAGCTTAATTATCAAGTTGGTAGGTATGAGGCATGAATGATTATCCAGACTTATTTGGTTACGTCAAACCTAAAAAAGAAGTATACAAAACGTATGTATGCATCAAATGTGATGTAGAACAGCCTATTACTAATTTTTATATAGTAACTTCGGGTGAGGTAAAAAGAACCTGTCAGTCTTGTATGAAAGGACATTTCGCCACACTAAAAAAATTACGTAAGGAAAATGTATATCCTAATGATGACTATTGCTGTCCTATCTGTGAAAGAGACATAAAGGAGATAGGTAAGTATGGTCAAATCAAACTATCTAAATGGGTATTAGACCATTGCCATGAGACACTAACATTTAGAGGTTGGATATGTCATCACTGTAATACTGGGTTGGGTGGTTTTTCTGATGACTTGACAAAAGTAAAAAGAGCAGTTATATATCTAAAGAAACATAAGGAGAAATTAGATGAAATTAACACTTGATGTAGAAAATACAGTTACTACTAGAGATGGTAAGTTACACCTAGACCCTTTTGAAACAGAGAATGAATTAGTAATGGTTGGTTGTTTGACGGATAAAGGCGAGGAATATTTATTTAGGGATAACTTTGAAGGTGTCCAAGAATTATTAGACCAAGCAACTATATTAATTGGTCACAACATAGTACATGATTTAATGTGGATATGGGAATGTGGATTCAAGTATGATGGTCCGGTATTTGACACAATGCTAGGTGAATATGTACTCCAATGTGGAGTCAAGAAAGCTTTATCCCTAGAAGCATGTGCTGAAAGATATGAATTAGCTACCAAGAAACAAGATACATTAAAAGAGTACTTTAAGAAAGGTTATTCTGTGGCAGACATACCACCACAAGAACTTTCAGAGTATTTGTCAGCAGATTTACATGCTACACAACAACTGTCAGATGAAATATACAAAAAATTAAATACAGTTGAGTATGCTGAACTAATGGATACAGTTATACTCACTAATAGAGTTGCCTTAACATTAGCAAAGATATATCAAAAGGGATTTGCAGTTGATCTAAACAAGTTAGATGAGGTTAAGATAGAATTTGAGACTGAAAAACAAAACATAGAAAAACGTCTAAGGTTGCAAGTAAAGCAATTGATGGGTGACACACCTATAAATCTAAATAGTCCAGAGCAAATGTCTTGGGTCATCTATAGTAGAAAGCCTAGAGACAAAACAACTTGGACACATAACTTTGATTCATACATGAAGACATCAGCGTATAAAGAAATAGTTAGTGAAAAATCTGACATCATCTACAAAACAGTAGCTGTAAAATGTAAAGATTGTTTTGGATTAGGAACTATGAGAAAGGTAAGAAAAGATGGAAAACCTTATGTTAAGCAGCCCAAGTGTAATACTTGCACTGGTACTGGCTACACTTTTACTAATAGCACAAAAATAGCAGGTTTGAAATTTTCTGCACCATCTGCTAAATGGGTTAGTGCAAATGGGTTTAGTGTTAATAAAAAATATCTAGATGTCTTACAGGATACTGCTAAGAAATTAAATATGTCAGAGGCACTAAGTTTCTTGACAGATTTACAAAGACTATCTGCACTAGACACATACCTATCTTCTTTTGTGCAAGGTATAAAAACTTACGTAAAACCTGATGGTAAATTACACGTAAGACTTCTACAACACAGAACATCTACAGGTAGATTCAGTGGTGCAGACCCTAACATGCAGAACATGCCACGAGGGGGAACATTCCCCGTAAAGAAAGTGTTTGTGTCACGTTGGGATAACGGAAAGATAATGGAGGCAGATTTTGCACAATTGGAGTTTAGAGCTGCGGCATATTTATCACAAGATAAAGTCGCTATTAATGAGGTATCAACTGGTTTTGATGTACATGCGTATACGTCTAAAGTTATCACTGATGCTGGTCAGCCGACAAGTAGGCAAGAGGCTAAAGCACATACGTTTGCACCGTTATATGGTGCGACTGGGTTTGGTAGAAGCAAAGCAGAAGCCGCCTACTATGAACACTTTACAGAGAAGTACAAAGGAATCAAAGCTTGGCATACCCGATTGGCTAAAGAAGCTCTAGCTACAGGAAAGATAACAACACCTTCAGGTAGGCAGTTTTCATTCCCGGATGTTCACAGATTAATATCCGGCAAGATAACTAATTTCACACAGATAAAAAATTATCCAGTGCAATCATTTGCCACTGCTGATATAGTACCTTTGATATTAATGTATATTGAGAGGAAGTTAGAACCTTATCAATCGTGTGTAGTAAACAGTGTACATGATTCTATAGTAGTAGATGTGCACCCAAATGAAGAAAAGGAAGTATTAGATGTAATTGAAATAACTAATCAGAATATGATATCTTTAATAGAAAAAGAGTTTAAAATAGAATTTAATGTGCCTTTATTATTAGAGGCAAAAATAGGTACTAATTGGCTTGACACTAAAGATGTTGCATGATATAACTAGGCACTTATTGAAAGGAGAAAAAATAAATGAATGATTTAATCAATATAAATACAGATAGCTATGCAGACTTAGCTAAAGCTATGGGAATAGCTACAGAAGTTGCTGCAAAGCCAAAGAAGTCTGGCAACTTAAACAGACTAAGAATATGGCACACACCTATAATGGGTCAAGCTGATATAAATGGTAAGATGGCTAATGTTGAAGTCATTGAGGGTGGAGCATATAGATTAGAGGTTGTAGAAGAAAATGGTTCTACCTTCTACTATTCAAAGAATATAAGCATTCGCCCATTCATGCAAAGGTTTATGCTAAGAAGGTACATAGCGAATCTTAATGCAAAAGCTGGCGAACCCAAGGGCATGTTCCATAGAACTATAATGTCTGATAATCTTAATACTGATTTGAAAGACAATACAGGTAGGTTCAACTGTGGTAAACCGTCTGGTTACATAGAAGACTTCAAAGCATTAGCACCTGACATGCAAGACTTAATAAGACAAATTAAACGTGTTCGTGTTATCTTTGGTGTGGTTACTTTAGATGAGCCTACTGACGAGAAGGGTCAACCTACAGAAATAGGTGATGTACCTTTCATTTGGGAGATAGATAATAAGGATGCTTTCAAAACTTTAGGTGAGCAGTTTAATGAGTATGTTAAGAAATCTAGATTGCCTATACAGCATATGATACATCTTAATGGTACTAAAGCAAACGAGTTACCTAACGGAAGTAGTTTTTATACACCTATCGCCCAAGTTGACTTCTCTGAAGCATTTGATGTTACAGCAGAAGACCAAAAGTTATTTGGAGACTTTGTTGATTGGATAAAGAACTTCAATGACTACATCTGTAAGGAGTGGGAAGAAAAAGTAGAATCTAGGCAGAACCCTGTTTCAAAAGAAGAGATGGAAACTGTAGAGTCTTTTATTGATATTGAGGGTACTAACTAATGAATCATATCGCTGAACTGAAGTTGCATCAATATATGACTGATGCAGTCAATGGTAAATCTGTTATGTCAGATGAGATTATAAATCAAGTAGCCAATGATGTAAAAGATGCATTGCAACGTCAGTTTGGTGGTAAGGTCAAAAGAAAAGATTTTACTTTACGTATGTCTAATGTTGGTAGACCCACTTGCCAACTTTGGTACGAGAAAAATAAACCTGAGACTGCCTTACCTAAATCAAATAATTTTATGATGAATATGATGTTAGGAGATATAGTTGAGGCAGTCTTCAAGGGTTTATTGAAAGCTTCTAAGGTAGATTATGAAGAGTCTGATACTGTTACACTCAAGTGTAAAGGTGCAGAGGTGTCAGGTTCTTATGATTTAGTGATTGATGGAGCAGTTGATGATGTTAAATCAGCATCTGATTGGTCTTATAAAAATAAGTTTGAATCTTATGACACATTAAGTAGTGGTGATGGGTTCGGATACATAGGGCAACTTGCTGGTTACGCAAAAGCTTCAGGTAAGAAAGTTGGTGGTTGGTGGGTTGTAAACAAAGCCAATGGTCACTTTAAATATGTGCCTGCTAATGGACTTAATCTAGATGACGAGATAAAAAAGATTGAAGACACAATAGCTACTGTTAATACAAATAAGTTTGAGAGATGTTTTGAGCCAGAGGAAGAAACATTTAGAGGCAAGCCTACTGGCAATACGGTGTTAAACACTAACTGTAAGTTCTGTGACTACAGATATGATTGTTGGGATTTAACGGACAAACCTGCTGTTATGTCTAAGGCACAGACACCTAAAATTGTCTCATATATAAAATTAGGAAAGGAGAAATAGCATGAGTAAATCATTAGATGAGTTAAAATCTGATATTGATGAAATGGAGAAACAACTAGCAGAAGCAAAAAAGCAGTATCGTGAAATGCGTACAGCGGGTTTGCGTGATGCTATTGAAGCTAGGAAAGTAGCAGATGAAGCTGTAAAGGAAGAGTTAAAAAACTTAGGTTACCAAACTTCTTACAATCCTTTTACAGGGATAACATGGCGAAACTTCTAAGTGCCTCCTCATAAAATTAGAAGAGAGGCACTAAAGTATGGGTATAGGAGTGGTTTAGAACATACCATCTCTTTATATCTTAAAAAGTTGAAACATAAATTTGATTATGAATCAATCAAAATAGAGTGGGAAGATTTAACATATCGCACCTATACCCCAGACTTTATATTGAATAATGGTATAATTATAGAAACTAAAGGAAGATTTTTAGCGGCAGATAGAAAGAAACATCTTTGTATAAAAAAGCAACATCCCCATTTAGATATAAGATTTGTATTTACAAATAGCAGAAATAAACTTAGTAAAGGAGCTAAGTCTAGCTATGCAGAATGGTGTATAAAACATAATTTTAGATATTATGACAGAATTATACCTGAAGATTGGCTAAAAGAAAAAGGTAAAAATAAACACTTGAACTTTATTAAATTTTCAGGTAAAAAAATAAGGAGATAATATATGTTAGAGAAAAGAAATCCAAATTCATGTTTTATAGAACTGAACCCTGTATGCGAGAAAAGTTATTGGACTGGAGAGTTAGAGGTTAATATTATAGCCTCTGAAAAAAGTGACCTAGACAAAGAGAGTAGAGAAAGTCTATTACACTTATCCCAATTAGTTGCATCTACTATAGCTCTCATGGAGCGAGACCCTAATCTAACATTAAAATTAGAAAATTTCTTAAATGAAGAGGATGACGAAATAAGAAGACAGAACAAAGCTAACGTAACAAAAAAAATTGATGGTAATATAATATCACTAAGCTTTGAAAGGAACAAATAATGTTAAGACATATGGAGTATATGAAAATGAAAGAAAAAGAACAAGAGGACATGGTTAATAGTCCTGCTCATTATAACAAAGCAGGTATTGAAACTATAGATGCACTTGAGGCTATGTTAACAAATGGCTTTGATTATTATTTACAAGGAAATGTGTTTAAATATTTATGGCGATATAGATACAAGAATGGTGTAGAAGACTTAAAAAAAGCACAATGGTATCTCAATAAACTTATAGAGGTCTACGATGGTAAGAGTTAAAATGATACTCTTATTATCTGTAGATGAAGAGGAATACCCAATTCCTTCAGATGGTAAGGTAGGCGAAGAAATAGAAGACTACTTTACGGACATGATTCACGAAGTAGATGGATTGAAAGTAAAATCAATAAAAACAATAACAGAGGAGACATAAATGTTAAAAAATTACTTACCCACAGATTATCAAAACTTTATTGCCCTATCTCGCTATGCTAGATGGAAAGATGATGAGCAAAGAAGAGAGAATTGGGGTGAAACAGTAGATAGATACTTTGATTATATGAGTAGTCATATGAAAGATAATTATAATTATATTATAACCAAAGCTCTTAAAGAAAAGCTTACTAATCAAATAATGAGTTTAGGTGTCATGCCTAGCATGAGAGCTTTAATGACTGCAGGACCTGCCTTAGACAGGTGTCATGTGGGTGGTTATAACTGTAGTTACATACCTGTAGATAGTCCACGTAGTTTTGACGAGTGCATGTATATACTTATGTGTGGTACAGGTGTAGGATTCTCTGTTGAACGTGAAAACATAGACAAGTTACCTGTGGTTAATGAGCATTTTGAGGACAGCACTACTATCATATCTGTTGCTGACAGCAGACCCGGTTGGGCTAAAGCATTGAGAGAACTTATTGCTATGTTATATGTAGGACAAGTTCCAAAATGGGATGTCTCACAAGTAAGACCTGCAGGTGCTAGACTAAAGACATTTGGTGGTAGAGCATCAGGACCTGCACCTTTAGTTGAATTATTTCAGTTCTGCATCCAAAAGTTCAAAGGAGCTAAAGGCAGAAGACTATTCCCTATTGAATGCCACGACATCATGTGCAAGATTGGCGAGGTTGTAGTTGTAGGTGGTGTAAGACGTTCTGCTCTTATCTCTTTATCTAACTTGGGCGATGACCAAATGAGACATGCTAAGTCAGGTCAATGGTGGGAGAATGAAGGGCAAAGAGCATTAGCTAATAACTCTGTAGCATTTAAAGGTAAGCCTGAGATGGGTACATTCATGCGAGAGTGGACATCTTTATATGAATCTAAG